ATGCCCGCATGGTGCGGTTGTCTCATGATAGCAACCAAACCGTTAGTGAGAAGCGCGATTACTACGTGACGCTGCGTCAACTGGAAGAAGCCTTTGTTCAGATGCGCGATGAGGTGAGACGATGAATTGCCAACCATTTATTTGCGACGAATGCAGGAAGCTGGACAGGAATTGGTACGACTCTTGCCCTCACGCACCCCAGCAAAACGGAGGCAGCGCGGGAGCAGCGAGCGCGTACAAGGAGCTCCTCAGCGACATGTACGAGGAGCTTAAGCCGGGACCGACTGGCGGGAATGATTACAGTGACGCTTGGCAAGTATTCGGCGAGAGGCTTACTGCGGCGGCGGAGGGCAGGCTAACTTATTTTACTGCGCCAGTCACACCAGGCAGCGCAGGATTGAGAGTTACTGGCGAGCAGTTTAAGGCTGCATATTGGGCTGGATATAAAGGCCCCGCCGAAGAGATGTGGAATCGCATGGCCAATGCGCTCAACGCGAGTTCGTTAGACGCACCTGCCTTTCTCAGCGGATTAGGCAATGAGACGGTTGCTGAGTTTGATGCGCGAGAGCTTGCCGCGGCCCCGCCCCTAGCGGAACTGTTCAAGAACCGCTTTAACGCTGAATACACGCCCGAGTTGGAACAAGAGCTAATCGCCATTATCGAGCGCAAGCGGACTGCGCCTGCGGCCCCGCGTGACATGGAGGACTTGTTTAATGCGCTGACTCCAGAGCAAATAAAGCGCGTCTCGCAAGAAGCTCAAGGCATCCGCTATTCAGACTTCTGGTGGAACGATCTCGCCAAGCGACTAGCTGCGCTGGCCCCTGCACCAGCAGCGGGAAAGTGCCCTAGTTGCGGCCATCGTAACCATGATGGAGTCTCATGCTTGGAGTCGGATTCTTGCGGGTGTGGACAATGAGTGGGTGTAGCGTTTGCGGCAAGCCATCGAATCCAGTCTACATGTGTGACCGCGATGAGTTCGACAACCAGTATTGCGGCGAGTGCTTTGAGAAAACGGGCTGTAATCAGGAACACGATGAGGACTGCGCAACAGCGATTCGAGACTAATAGCTGGAACTCGGCATTTATCGCCATGCGAATTTACGATGAAGTGTTAGCCGATTTGCAGGCGCTGGCTGAAGCACCAAAACAGGAGGGGAAGTGACGAAGCAGAACGAAGCACTGAAGCTGATTTACGGCAAGATTTCCAGCCGAGGATTCTACGACAAGAATGACCTCATCGACATTGCCCTATTGCAGTGGATTCGGGACACAGCCGAAGCTGCGGTAGGTCAAGCGGCCACCCCCGAGGCGAACTTGACGGGGCGACTCACGCGCAAGGAACGCGATGAAGTACTGGTGCTGGCCTCGAATTGCTGGGACCGCGACTGGTTTCCTGAGCAGGAAGCGCAGGATGGATTTATCGCGTGGATTGATAAGCGGCTGTGTGGCGCGGGGCTGCGCGCCAAGCTGGAGGCGAAGGTGAAGGAGTGGCGCACGAACTGTAGCGAGAATAAAGACGCGCACAAAGCGGAAAATAATCTGCTTGGATATGAATACCATCGCGGTGCATGTGAGGCATACCGTCGCGTGGAGCAACTGTTAGGCGAGGGGAAGGAGACGCGCCCATGACCACTAAGCAGGAGCGCAAGCCGAAACCCTGTAGCTGCCGCGACCGCATCATCTGTCCCATTTGCGGACTATGCGAACGTTGCGGAAAGGAAATAAAGAAGCCATGACGCAAAAGCTGGAAGAGAGAGCGCGAAAGTTGGCAAAGTTGCTGGAGCCTCATTTGGGTGATGCCGAGTGGTACACCGAAGAAACAGCAGTAGAGACGATTGTGGGGTGGCTGGCCGGGGCGCTGGCCGCGTGTGCGCTGGAAACGTCTAAGCCGCTAATTGAAGCTGCGACTGCTTTACTCGCTAAGCTTGATGAAATTGAGAGGGACACGTCTGGCATATTCGTGATGGCTCACGTTCACGGAATGCCCTACAAGGGTCCGAATTGGGCGGAAGAATACAAAGCGATGCGCACCACGCTAGAACGCGCAGCGGAGGGGAAATGAAGCGACGTAAACGAGAGGTATTCCGCGGCATTCAGGTGCAGCCGCCGATCTTTACCCCGGCAATGGCAGGAGGTTGCGGCGTGCCAGCAGTTCTGTCGGAGACAGTCTTTACCTACAACATCCCCGTCTACCACTCTGGCGACATGCTGATAAATATTCCGCCGCTGAAAAAGTTCAAAGCTGGTGACAAAGTACGGGTCACTGTGGAGCTGGAACGCGCAGCCCAGCCAGAGACAGGGCAGGGGAGGGGGTCTTCTCACAAACCGAGCGGCGGGCAGCAGCATGGCGACCGCATCAAGGAGGCTGAGCGTGGATGACAAGCGCAAGGGCATGAAGCGAATGATTTGGTATGCCGCTACAGGGCGCTGCATGTGCTGTGGGTGGCCGCTGGCAAAGGACAGGGACTCCGGTTGCGTTCAAGGAGATTGCTCGTTCCGTCCAGCGCATAGCGATTTCATGTACGACGATTGGCGTCTGCATATGGAGATTTTGAAAAACATAACCACGCCGAGGCCAAAACAGGCGATAGCCATGACTGAATCCACGCCGCTGGGTGAAAAAAGGCCGGGGAAGGAGCAGCAGCCCTGAGCGATATTAAGCTGAAAACTGGCAAGGTATTACGAGCCAATCGCGGCATATTAGGCCTAACGCCCGATCTGGAACTGACTGAAGGCTATGACGGTGGATTCTGGTTTGAGGATGATGACCCGGACCCGCAATACCAGCCACTAACTCCAGAAGAGCGAGCTGAAATAGCCGATATGATGATTGACCGCTGGCAGAGGTGGAAAGCCGGGAAAACAGCCCGCCCAGATATAGCAATCCCTGGTGAGGAGTGGCGTGAGAATGAGGCGGAGGGGAGCGTTTGACGGATCGCCGGCGCAAATTGACCGAAGACCAAGTGCGAGGGATACGGGCAGCGCGTGCGGCCGGCCGAACCTACGGACAAATAGCCATTCACTTCAAAGTCGATAGAGCAGTCATCTGGCGCGTAATCAACGGCTTCAGCTACAAATCGTCAACGGAAAATCGTCAACACCTGCCAGAAACACTTGACTCGCCCTGAGTCATAGCGAATCATCAACTTACCACTCTGCATCACGCTGGGGCGCTGGTCGGCCTCCTCCGCTGGCGCCCAGAGCGGGAAAGAGTGGGAAAGCAACACCTTGCGCCTGGGTTCGACAGGCAGCTCCCCATGAAGGAATTCCCATCCCTAAACCCCGCGTAGCCGTCATCCTTGAGGACGGCAGTAATCCTGCCCATCTGTATCAATTCGAAGCGAAATCCCGTGTCGACGAAGGCAAAGCCTTCTGGGATGGAATCGCTTGCGGCTACGACAGCCAATACGATGCCATCCGTATGTTATCCAAACGGGTGAGCGTGCGTGGTGTTTTCGATGAGTGGAAGGCGCGGCCGAGCGGCAATAGCTTACCGGGCTTCAGCTTCACAAGGCATGACAAGGCCCTGCGCGGAGAATTGGTGCTTCAGCTTGTCTGAATCGCGCGAGCACATTGCAGATTACGCATGAGCGGGTATTGATGTGCGAAAGCGAACAGCCCAATCCATTGAGGAACACAAGGCAGCGGTTTCCACTGAGCCCAAAGGGAAGAACAAACGAGGCGACGGGCGTGGCAAGCACCCAAACTCCCGAAAGGGAGACACTAATCTCAAACCGTTCCCCCCTGGCGTGTCAGGAAACCCCGGAGGCTTACCCGGTACGGACATTGCTGCGCTTATCGCTCGCCGCGCCTTCGAGCAGAATGAACAGCAGGTCACAGAGGGCATGGTCGCTCAGCTCCGTAAAGGCAATGCCTACGCTTTCAGCGTCCTCGCGGACCGAGCCTACGGGAAAGTGAAAGAGACGCAGCAAGTGGAACTGACTGGGCCTGGCGGCAAGGCATTGGCGATCACGATAAAACTGGTGAAGGGCGATGGCGGCGGCAAGTCCAAGTCTTGAACTCACGGCTGAGTTTCCCGAGAAGCTGCAATTTCTCTTTGAGCCTCATCGGTACAAAGTTGCGAAAGGCGGGCGAGCTGGCGTGAAGTCGTGGAATTTCGCGCGGGCATTGCTGCTGATTTGCGCGCAGCCGTCTTTGCTGTGGCCGGGACGGACAGAGGCTCCGCGTATTCTTTGCGCCCGCGAAACGCAGAAGTCTATTGGGGAGTCAGTCCATCATCTCCTTGAGGAGCAGATCGGCCTATTAGGATTGGGGAAGTTTTACGAGGTCCAACAGTCGGTAATCCTATGCAAGAACGGTGGGCAATTTGCCTTTGCGGGGATTCGGCAGAACGTTGCGAATATCAAGTCGTTCGAGGGGTTTGACATCGTTTGGGTAGAGGAAGCGCAGCGCGTCTCGAAGAATAGCTGGAACGTGCTCATTCCTACCATCCGCAAAGAAGGCTCTGAGATTTGGGTATCGTTCAACCCGGAGCTTGAGAGCGATGAAACCTTTCAGCGGTTCGTGGTGGCGCCGCCGACCAATGCGGTGGTAGTGCATACCACGTTCCGTGACAATCCCTGGCTGTCTGAAGTCATTAAGCAGGAGATTGAGGACTGCCGGCGACGTTCAGACGACGATTATCAGCACGTGTATGAGGGTCACTGCAAGCAAGTGGTAGAGGGCGCGATTTACAAGAAAGAGGTTCTCGCCGCCGAAAAGAATGGCCAGTTTACCCGCGTGCCTTACGATCCAACCCATCCTGTCAATACGTTTTGGGATTTAGGATTTGGCGACAATACCTCCATTTGGTTCGAGCAGAGCATTGGGTTCGAGTTTCGATTCATTGACCACCTGAGCGGGTCATTACAGGCGCTGAGCTACTACCTCAAGGCCATGCAGGAGCGCGGATATACCTACGGCCTGCATTACCTGCCGTGGGATGGTGCGGCGAAAGAGTTGGGCACTGGGCGTTCGATCCAAGAGCAAATCCAGGCGGTCTACGGCAAAGAGAATGTACGCTGCGCGAAGAAGCTCGCCGTAACGGATGGTATTGAAGCGGTTCGCGCGATCTTCCCCAAGTGCTACTTTGAGCGTGAGAAGTGTGCGGACGGCCTGCAATCACTTCGGCACTATCGCTACGCCTACGATGAGAACTTGCGTACCTTCAAGCGCGAGCCTTTGCACGATTGGGCCTCGCACGACGCGGATGCATTGCGCACAGCAGCGGTGGCCGTGAAAGAAGAAGCGCGGCCAAAGCAGACGAGTGAGCCAGTGACTAGTTCTTATTTTCCCCGCGGTGACGGCGCATGGATGAGCTGAAGGAGGCTCCGATGGACAAAGGCGTAGCGGTAGCAGAATCAACAAAGAGCAAGAAAGTTCCGAAAGTTATCGACCATTTGCGTATTAGCCGATCGCTCGAAGGCGGCCATGTGATTGAGCACCACTACACCAGCTATCAGCATGAGCCGAAGCCGTACAAATTCGGCAAAGAAGAAGGCGGGCGCGCAGCGGCACATATTGCGCGTCACGCTGGCCTACCACATCCGAAGTTGGGCGAGCAAGAGGGCTCCGAATCCGAATCAGAGGTCGAATAGATGCCCGCCTTCCTCGAAGCCAAGCTTAAAAAAGAGTATGGCAACAACAAGCACGCCATCTACGGAACCATGAACAAGGTCGGTGCTATGCGCGGCAATAAAGAAACCAAGAAGGGCCGCGCGATGCAGAAGAAGCATGACCGCAAGATGAGCGGAAAGCTGAGCGAGATGGCATGAAGGACTTTGCCGAAATAATCGGCGAGCCCTACGTGGGCCGCCAAAAATCCAAGCGGGAAATTCGCGACACCACGCATGGCAAGCCTGAGAAGCCTGCGAACTATGTGTATGGCCAGAAGCTCTCAGAGTGGGATTCATCGCTACCAGTGGGCAGTCTCTCGCGCGATGCATTTATCCGCCGCGTCGAGCCGATGCGGGACCGTATTTTAGTGCAGCTCATTTCGACTAAGCAGCAAGGCTCAATCACGCTGACGGACCCTGAGCCACTGATCGGCGGGTGCCGCAAGGCGGTGGTGCTCAAGACGGGGCCTGGGAAGCGCGTGCCGGGTGAGTGGTGGAAGCGCAGTAAGCCGCTGTTCCTCTCGATGGATGACGCTGAAACTAGCAAGGAAATATCCGTGCCTGTGGTTGGAAGCGACTGGGAATGGATTCTCGGCTATCGCCAGCCTCTAAGCGTGCAACCCGGCAACGTCGTGCTCATTGGCAACTGGGTAGACCTCGAAGTGGAAGATGTAGCGCTGTGTCAAGAAGCGGATATTCGCGTTCGACTCTAAATGGCCGTAGTCCTTTCCTCGAAATCCAAGAAGCGCGATAAGAAGCTGGACGCTGATGACGAGCTTATCGCCAAATCCCTGAAACGCTTTCAGATCACGGCTGATACTGAATCCGAAAGCCGCAAAAAAGAGCTTGAGGACTTGCGCTTCTCTATCGGAACAGGCCAATGGGATGAAGCGGTCAAGGCCAACCGGGAAGTCGAAGGCAAGCCCTGCCTCACCGTTAACCGCGCCAATGCGTTTCTTCGTCAATACACTGGCGATGAGCGCCAGCACAGGCCGTCCATGCTGGTGAATCCCGTTGGCTCAGGCGCCGACATCGAAGTAGCCAAGATTCACCAGGGAAGCTTACGGCACATCGAAGTGGCCAGCTTTGCCGACATCACCTACGACGATTCCTACGACATGATGATGCGGATTGGCCGCTGTCCGTGGCGCATCAAGACGGACTTTGTTTCGGATATGTCGTTCGACCAAGAGCAGCGCATTGAGCCAATCGCTAATCCCTTTGCCGCTTACCTTTCGCCCGTTCGCAACATGCTTGGGCAAGACCCATTGTGGGCGCACGTTGTCGAGGATCTGAGCAAAGAAGAGTACGAAGCTAAGTACGGCAATTCGCAGATGGCCCAGCTTCATTTCCCGACAGACATTGGCAATCCAGCGCCTGATTGGGTGACGAAAAACGGTGCGCGCATCGCGGAGTATTGGTGGATTGAGCTCCAGCCAGAAACAATCTGCCAGCTTGCCGATGGCAGCGTGAAGCTGAAGAAGGATTTGACCCGCTTAGAAGCGATGGCCATTGACGACGAGCGCGAGACGGTTGTTCGTAAAGTCTGCTGCGTGAAACACAACGCCATCGAAGTGCTGGAGACCTACGAATACCTCGGGAAATACATTCCGCTGGTCGAAGTGAACGGCCTACGCCTGAACGTCAACGGGAAAATCTACAGCGCCGGCATGGTGCGCGACTACCGCGATGCGCAGCGTATTTATGACTTCATGGTGACGCGCCAGGTTGAGCAAATCGACGCGCAAGGCAAAGATCCACTGTTTGCGGCAGTGGGAAGCACCACGAATCTGGAAGAGATGTATCGGATGATGAACCGCAAGAACTTCCCGATCGTTCCCTACTATGCGTATGACGAAAACGGCAAGCCGCTGCCCCCGCCGAGCCGCGCGAATCGCAATGTAGACATTCAGGGCATGGGAGAAATCATCAAGCAGGCCGATTACGACATGAAGGCGGTAATCGGCATTTACGGGCCGCGCGTGGACGAGCCGGGGATGCAAGCGGAATCCGGTTTCGCCATCATGACGCGGCAACAGCAGTCGGATACTGGCATGGTGAGTTGGTCAGACAACCTCAACCGTGCGATCCGCTGGCAAGGCACGATTTTGTTGGACCTGTGGCCACGCTACGTCACGGTGCCTAAGTTGCAGCGCATTATCAATCCCGATGACAGCGTGAAGCATGCGGCAATCTTTAATTCACAGCTTGGCGCAAGCCAAGAAGATGCCGCGCATTTGCTCGACGGCGAGGCAATCAAAAAAGCCTACGACGTTGGCAAGGGCGAGTACGACATAACGCTATCGAGCGGCCCGATGAATCAGACCGCGCGCCAAGAGGCGTTTAAAGCGCTCACCTATGTCATCACGCAGAAGCCCGAAATGATTCAGTTTCTTGGCGATATTTGGATGCGTAACGCAGATTTCGCGGATGCCGACATTGCCGCCAAACGATTCAAGAAGATGCTGCCTCCACAGTTGCAGGACGATAACGCGGACGACGCTCAGGCGCAGGTTACGGCCTTGCAATCGCAGCTTGCGGCGTTGGGCCAGCAGCAGCAACAGCTTGTCGCGGAGTTGGCGAGGGCCAGCGATACGATTCGCACTGACCGGCTGGGCAATGAAACCAAGGAACGCATTGCCGGATTGAACTCCCAGACGCAGCTTGCTTTGCAGATTCTCAAGACCGAGGGAGCGGCTGGGCTCGCTCATGCTCAAGCGGTTTACGACACCATCAGCCATCGCATGGAATTGCTGCATGAATCCATGACGCCGGAGCAGGATGCTGGCGCCGCTCCGCCGACGCCGGAATTGCCCGGTAAGGTAGAGCCCAAGGTTCAACCAATCACGCCGGCTGCGCCGACCGTACCAGTTCCAGGGAGCACAGGTTAGTGAAAATAAAACTCGCGGTCTTCCTCATCATTGTACTGATGATTGGCGGAAGTGTGTTCGCCCAGATCGGCAATATCACCAACCCCGTTACTGGCGTTCTGTCTGTGCAAGATGGGGGCACATGCTCGACGGCCAATTCCTACGTCACGCAGCAGCTCCCCGTAAATGCTTCCACTACAACGGTCAACCTGGCCGGAACCTTTTCCGCAACACTGACCGTGCGCGAATCGAACAATGGCGGAGCAAGCTGGACGACGGCAGGAACTTTATCGTCTGCCGGTACTAGCACCTATTCCACTAACGGCTTCTCACATCTCTGCGTGGACCTCACGGCGTACACGTCTGGCAACATACAGGTGTCGATCTCCACGGGCCTCTTGCAAGTGCAAAGCGTAGTGTCAGGCGGCTCCTCTTCAGTGAGCAGCCTGAAGGGCGTAATCGATGCCACTATTGCTGGGCAAGGATTTACGCCTGCTACGGGTGGTGCGCGATGGGTGTCTGATGCGGTTCTGACGGTTAGCAGCCCGACAGTCACATCCGCTACGGCTGGATGGTCCGCTGCAACCGACCAAGGGGCAGGGCATGTCATCTGGTGTACGTCTGGCGGTTCCGTCGGTGGAGGGCAGGTCAATGGCGTCCTGAACGTTCCGAAGTCCTCTATCACGGTAGTAAATGCCACCACGGTAACGGCGGGAAGCAACGCCTCCGCCAACGCTACCGGAGCGTCCTGTGCTTTCGGCGTGGACAATGACGACGTTGGACTCAATGCGGCATGGACACAGACTGGGAGCAAGGGTGGCGGTCCCTGCGGTACGGTCCTGCTAAGTTCCAGTTTCATTGTCGAGAATGCGGTTTTCGTTTCCACCCCAGCCTGTAATAACGCCCAGACAGGCGGCAGTAGCCGAGGCATGCAGGTTATGGGCTGGAGTCGCACGCAGAATCAGCTTCTCATTGCCCCAACTTTCGTTACCACGAGTTGCACTGGCGTGCTTCAGAGTTGTGTGGGCGGCGTACAGGGCACAACCCTGATGCACTTCGGTGTCTTTGGCTTGAACTACTGCAATGTCCCGAATCCCGGCTCGCTCATCAGCGTTTTTGGGCTGACGACTGATACCTATATCTACGATGTGTTAGGGGAGGGCTGGGCTTGCGGGGTCGCGGATACAAACGTCATGGGCGTTCGGCTCGGGACTGTCGGAGAGATTGTTTGGTACGGAGTATTTGACGCGATAGGAAACGTTACCTGCCGGAACGAAACGGGTTCCGGCAGCGTAATGACCGATACATTTTGCGGAGACTCTTACGCTGAGTCTCTCATTATCATGCCTAACTCATCGTTGCAAACCAAGGGCGGAGGGTACGGCATCACTTCCAAGCCGAATGGTGCCATTGTCCACAATTTTGGGATTTGGTGGAGCAACCACGAAAGAATTGCGGGCTATGGCGGCAACGCTCAGGTTGCAGTTCAGACAGAACCGGGAGGCGGAACGACAAACATCACCTACCTTGACGGTATGAATTTCGGGATGACTGGGAACGCCAGCTCGACCGGGCTTTACTGTCCAGCCACAGGAACAAGCTCCACCGTTTATTCACGAAACGGATTCCTGCAAGGCGGCTCCAGCAACTTCGCCGTGTTTAACACCGCCTCGTCCAACGTCTGCAAGTTCCACGACCAAGGTGGTAACACCTTCGTAAACAATGTGAGCAACGGAGCGGGTAGCGCATGGTTTACGGACACCCCAGGGAGTACGTTTGGCGGAACGCAGGCGGGGATTGCTCCAACGTGCGCGGCGACAACTGGCGGCACCGCCTGTTCCTTGGTGGCTGGCAGCACAAACGAAAAAGGGACGGTCAGGATTACTGCCAGCGCGGTTGCAACGGGCACCGTGACTCTAACCTATGCCGGGACGTTCGCGGGGGCGACGAATACAACGCCATCCTGTCATTTCGACTATGCCAATACTGGAACTGGCGCATGGTCACTGACTGCGACCACGCCCATTGTGCTAACGACGCGCTCCACGACCGCTCCAGTCATCAACTGGAATCAAACCGGAGCACTTACAGCAGCTTCAACCTACGACATTGATTACACCTGTTGGGCGAGGTAAACGATGAAACTGATTTTACTTCTCGCGCTTTTCCAGCACATCGACGGGCGCATTCTAACCAGCGAACCGTGGGACTTTTCCGGCGTAGTGACGGAGCGGGTATCGGGCTATGGTCAAGGCGAAGGAATCATTTCCGTGGACCTACCGGAATCTGTGACGACTCCAGCGTGTACCTGGGTAGACACCGAAGACAATAAGCATTTGCGATTCGGCAAGGTCACAAAGCAGCGCGTGACCATCATCACCACTGGCATTGGGCACCACATCACCGCGAAGTGTCACATTACGAAATACAGGCCATTTATCAAATGGCCCAAGGATGTGCAATGAAACCCCTCCTCCTCCTCGCTCTCCTGCTTGGAAACAAAACGAAAGGAAACATAAATGTCTAAAGGAATCATCCTGAAGTCTGCCAGCCACGAAGAAAGCGATGAGGTACGCCAGGCAAACCTCGAAGCCGTAATGACAAAAGCTGGCTACGAGGTCGAGAAGCCCGAAGGGGCTGCTCCTGAAGTCGTTGCGGAGCCGGAGCGCGATGCCTTCGACACCGAAGAGGAATTTGAAGTGGCGCATGTCGAGTGGCAAGAGAAACAGGAAAAGCCAGCCGCAAAAGCTGACGAGGATGACGAAGAGGAAGAGGCTCCGAAGAAGCCGAGCCGGAAACAGCGAGCCATCGACCGCGCCACTCGTCAGCTTCAGGACGAGCTGAAAGAAACAAAAGACCGCCTCGCGGCCCTCGAAGGAAAGAAAGAGGCAAAGGTCGAAGCCCCGAAGGAGCAGGCGCGGCCAAAACGTGCCGACTTTGACACGGACGAAAAATACGAAGATGCGTTGCTTGCTTGGGGCACGCAAAAGGCCCTCGCTGACAAGGCTCTGAAAGACGCTGAATCTGCAAACAAGACGCGCTTCGACCAAAACCTCGCCAACTATGCCTCTCAGCTCGAAGAGGCGAAGGAAAAGTACGAAGACTTCGATGAAGTCGTCAATCAAGACATTTTTATTGGGAAAGAAGCCCAACTAGCGATCTTAGAACTGGAGAATGGCGCCGAAGTGATTTACTACCTTGGGCGTCACCCAGTTGCAGCAGCAAAACTCGGTGAATTATCTCCAATCTCCGCCGTTATGGAAGTCGGTCGCCTCTCCGCGAGGCTGAAGACTGGCTCGCCTGCAACCAGCGATGCTAACGACGGAGCTCCTATTAAACCCAAACCCAAAGTGCCGGCTCCGGTGCGGACCGTGAACACTTCGGGAACCACATCCGCTCTCACCTTTGCGGAAATTGCCGCCAAGCCCAGTTATCCAGGCAAAGCCAAGGATCTGAAGCGCGCAGCGTCCGCAGGGCGATAGAGCAGAAGGAGCCTTAATTGGCAAACGTACTTCTTACCCGACAGGAGATCAGTTGGAAGAACCTATTGGTTCTCGAAAACTCGATTTCCTTCACCAAAAAGGTTGACCGCCAGTACGACGATAAATTCGGCAAAGCTGGCGCGAAAATCGGTTATCTCATCAACATCCGCAAGCCCGCGCGTGCAGTCAGTACCGCAGGGCAGGGCATTCAGTTGCAGGACTACATTGAACGCTCTGTGCCTTTGGTGCTGAACAAGCAATACCAGCAGGCGCGCGGATTCACCTCTTCCGATATGGCATTGAGCCTCGATGACTTCACGAACCGGGTCACCAAGCCGCTCATCGTCCAGATCGCCAATGACATCGATTACGACGGTTTGCAGCGTTTCATCGACGTGCCTGCTGAAGTTGGGACGCCCGGTACGGTCCCCAGCACCGCAGACACGTATCTGAACGTTTTGCAAATCCTCGCAGACGAAGGCTTCCCGATTGATGACGAAGAGAGCTTGTCAGTTCACATCGCGCCGCGTATGCAGCGGGCCATCTTCCCTGCATTGCAGGGATTGATCACCAATGCGGGCGGCACGGCGTCTCTGGGCTTCTTGCGCAACTTGAAGCCTGGCAAGGGCGGCCAAGATGATTACATGAAGGGGCTCGTCGCTGAAGGGCTGGGCTTCGAGTGGTTCATGTCGCAGAACGTTCCGACGTTCAAGACTGGAACGCAAGGCGGCACGCCTCTAGTCAACGGAGCGAACCAGACTGGCTCCAACATCGTCACAAACGGCTGGACCGCAGCAACTCAGGTGCTGAACGTTGGCGACATCATTTTCTTCGCTGGCGTCCACCGCATCAACCCGCTAACCCGTCAGTCCACTGGCGACCTACGGCCTTTCGTCGTACTCGCCAACGTGAACTCGGATGGCGGCGGCAACGCCACAATCCCAATCGCGTGCGTGGACGGTGACGGCCTCACGCTTGGCGGTCCCTACCAGACTGTAGACGTTTCACCGGCCAACGGTGCGGCGATTACGGTACAGGGCGCAAGCGCGGTGCAGTCCTACCGCGGCATCGGCTTCCATCCTACCGCTTTCACTTTCGGCTGTGCGGACCTCGAGACTTACGAAGGCCAGCACATCATGGAAATGGCCGCGGATAAGGAACTTGGCTTGGCGATCCGCATGTGGGCGCAACCCGACATCAACACCGACCGTTTGCTGATGCGCTTGGACACGCTTGGCGGCTGGCTAACCCAGTATCCGCAGGGCGCAGTCAGGATCGCGAGCTAAGGGAGAAAACAACGAACATGAAAACACTACAAAAAGCAGTTCTCATTCTCGCGGCGGTCCTGAGTTTCTGCGGAATCTCGCAGGCCCAGGTCGCACTGACACAAACCACGCTCACATCAAGCGTAAACGGCCCCGCGCTGTATGCCGGCACTTCGGCGACGATTGACCAGTGCATGTTCCTTGCTTCTGTGACTGGTATCAGCACGCCTCCTTTGCCGGGTTCGCCGGTCAGCGTTATTTACGTTGGCAGGGAAGCGCTGGGCGTGCTGACGGTCAACACCTCCATCAAAAGCGTCTGCGGTTTTCGTGGCTATCTTGGTACGCAAGCCGCTCCGCATCCGTCTGGTGACATGGTGTTGATTTCTAACGCCTATCAAACAAACGTCCAGTATGGAGCGAACCCCATGCCTTCTGGGTTCTTCCAGCAAGACCCGCCGATTGGTGGCGGTTGCACGGCAGCGAACATACCTACTACGCCGTGGGTGAATATACTCACGGGCGCTCAGTGGTTGTGTTCTCCGATCACCGGCACTTGGGTTCCTGGTTTTCAGAACCCCTGGGCTATTGATTCCGCTTCGCAGACGGCAACGGTTCCTGCGGCTGCTGGTACGGTAACTCCCACTGGCCCGTTATTTGTCATCAGCGGCGCTGGTGCCATCACTGGCTTCGTTGTCCCGATTGGCTGCAATGCTACGGCGGTGGGCGGTTGCTCCTTCACCGTGATTGCTGCTGCCGGTTCGACGTGGACTTGGACCGCAGCTGGAAACATCATGACGGCGGGAACTGGAACCCCTGGCCACACATTCACGTTTACGTGGTCGGCGAGCTTGTCCAAGTTCGTGCCTTCGTCCTTCACGTAATTTAACCTTCAACCAAGGGGGATGCGCTTTCCCGGCATCCCCTCACTTTAAAAGGAGAAGAAAATGAAATTGGATGGTACAGACACAATCAAGCCGACACCTTTCGATGCGCACGAGCAGGTAGTGCGCGCGCCGCATACGCATGAAGCTCCTGCCAATGCGAGCGCCGAAGCTCACGAAGCCAGCGGCTACAAGCCCGCGGATTATGAGCATCAGGAGTATCCGAAGGCCGTAGCGCACGACAAAGAAACTGGCGATCCGGTCATCGCTAAGGACGAAGCCCACGAAGCCGAATTGCTGGCTGGAAAGGGGGAATAGATGGGGAACATCGAAGATCCCGCCAAGCAGGAAAAAATCCGGCGCGGGCCGCACCAGTTTGTGCATGACCCGTCCAAGGGGCAATTCGGCATCTACGTCGAAAAGCCCTACCATCACCAGGAGTATCCGAAAGTGATGGACAAAACGCCCTGTCCGCAACTGAAAGACTTCAAGGGCAAGCCCGACGCCGACATCCTCTTGGACAATGCCCGCAAAGAGTGGGACACACTGCAAACGCAAAGCATCGTCCACAACAAGGCCGAGGAAGAGAAGTGGCTGGACGAGCACAAAGACGACCAGGCGCTGACGGTGCAGGACCGCCAGTATCCGAAAACGATGGACCGCATGCCTGCGCCGCTACCCGAAACATTCGACACCTTGGAGGCTTACCGGGAAGCGAAGCAGGCATGGAAAGAGCAGGTCACCGCGAGCATCGTGCATGACAAAGACGAAGAACAGCTTTGGCTGCGCGAGCATGGCGGCGAAGCACCGAAGCGCAAGGGCAAGGCAAAAGCGGCCTAGTGCCAGCTATTTGTTTCGGAGCAGAGATAAGTTTTCCCGTCAAGTTGGAGTAATTGGCCAGTGATGCAACTGTTCGGATGTGCCTTCAATTCCAATTCGAGTTGAATGCGCCCTTCATGTTCACCAGATCGAAATGCTCCATAGCATCCAGCGAAATAAATACCTAATGCGCCCAACAAAAGCAGGCTGTTTTTAGTGGACACCAAATGGCTAACCTCGGCGCAAACATTCCCGTTCAGCGGTCTGCTCAGCAGTTCATCCAAAGCGGGCTGCGTCTAGTCGGTTCCCTGCGTTCAGGGCAAAACCTGAGCGCGGCGGAACTGACAGACTCCCTGCAAGTCTTGCAGGACATGGTGGACGCATGGAGCGCGGAACGGCTGATGATTTACACCGTTCCGTATACCACGCTTGACCAAAACGGAGTCGCGCTTACCCTCTCTGCGGGGAAACAGAAGTACACGCTCGGTAACGTCAACGGGAATGAAAATTTCCTGTTGCCGCGCCCGCCGAAAATCGACCGCGCCTCCATCGTAATCAATGCCAGCGCATCGACGCCCATCGAAAAACCGATGGAGATGTATGACGATGTGCGTTGGCAGAGCATCCCCAACAAATCGACGCAATCACTCTATCCAGAAGTCTGCTACGTGGAACCGACTGTCGATGGCACAGATTGGCTGCTTTACTTCTGGCCCATTCCAACGCAGGTAAGCCCTGTCGTGCTTTATCCGTGGGCCGCGCTGAATCAGTTCCCGAACTTGCAGGCGAAGTTCTTCTTCCCTCCAGCCTATATCCGGGCGATTCGCTTCAACCTCGCGGTGGACCTAGCGGCGGAATTTCCCTGCGACATGCAGAAGCTCCAGCTAGTGATGAAGATTGCAGACCAAGCGAAGAACGTCATCAAGTCGCTGAATCTGGCATCTGTGGCGATGAAGGAAGCGGTTTGCGATGCGGCGATTGTAGGTGCGAGCGGGTCAAGAGGAAACATCTACAGCGGCTCTGCGTCGCGGAGTCACAACAATTAGATTCGGTTTCGTGGGGGGGTCGGATCAGTCCCAGTCGCCGCTGGCGAATACCGAGCTTTCCATCAATTTCTATCCCGAAAAAACAGAGTCAGAGAATGCACGCACGGGTTGGATGCAACTGTTCACCCCAGGTGTCAGTCTGCTTGCCACACTTGCCCCTGGCCTGCCTTCGGTGCGCGGCTCGATTACGGTGAGTGGACGAACGTTCAAGGTGGCTGGCACGCATCTGTATGAGATCACGGCCAATGGAGTCACAGACTACGGCGGGAATCCCGCAACCGCAAACAACAACATCGTGGATGATGGACTTCCGGCTGTGATGGTCGCAGGTGGAACTGCGAGCGGCGCTTATCCGGGGCAAATCCTGATTTCGAGCGGTGGCACGCTGACTGCCTTTGTCCTGCCGACAAACTCCTTCGCGGCGATTACCGGAGCGCCAGCGAATATCCTGATGGTGGACTTTCTTGATGGTTTCTTTATCGCGCTCAGTTCGGGGAATACGTGGCAGGTATCGAACGTCGAGGACTGCACGAACTGGAGCGGGCTGTCCATTTCCCAGGTGTCTGTTTTCTCTGACCAGCTTCTCTCTCTCATTGCCAGCAATCGCCTCTTGTGGGTGTTCGGAGCGAAACGCGCAGTCGTCTACTACAATGCTGGCCTGCCCATTTTCCCGTTCGCCGTTGCCAATGGCGGCTTCCTCGAAGTTGGCATCCTCGCACAGTTCTCCGTGGCGCGTGTTTCCCTGGCTGCAGGAACGACAATTATGTGGCTGGGCGGAGATGAGCGCGGCGCCGGCGTGGTCTACGCGGCAAACGGCTTCACGCCTCAACGGTTTTCCAGTCGAGCCCTCGAATACTTCCTCTCGAAGAACACAATCTCCGATGCCGTGGGCTTCGCCACGCAAGAGCAAGGCCACAACTTCTACTGGCTATGGTTTCCAACCGCAAATGCTACATGGCGACTCGACGCCGATCTGGGCAAGTGGCACCAGCTCAGCTCTCTTGTCAAAGGCCAGCCCGGAGCGCATCTCGGGCGCTGCCATACCTACAATGCTGCGCTGGGCGGGCACATCGTAGGCGACCGGACCAATGGCAACGTCTACGTGATGGATTCCAAGTTCCTGAACGAGAACACCGGGGCGGGAGTTTTTACGCCGATCATTCGGACGCGCATCGGGCCAACGATTTCCAGCGAAACGGCAGCGCATACGGTTCCTATAAACGAGTTCCAAGTTGATTTTGAAGTAGGGCTTGGGCCGGAACCGCCGCTCAAAGATGCGGTCGGCAATCCTCGTGACCCAATGGCGATGTTCTCGTACTCCGAAGATTACGGAAAAACGTGGACTCCCGAGCGCATGATTCCGTGCGGACAGGCTGGGAACTTCCAAGTAGAGGCGCGCGACACACGCTTAGGAAGCTGGCGGCGATGGACACCGAAAGTTACCGTTAGCGACCCGATTCCGTGGCGCATCGTTGACGCCTACACGAACGGCACGCAAGACAGTTCGCCAAGAATGGCGAAGAGTTACGCGAAGATTCTCTAAATGGACCTCATAGAACAGATGCCCTCGGCTTCGACGTTCGACACTGGAAAGCTGCCGACACTCGGCTGGATTCGCTGGATTCAGTCGCTTGTGGACCTCATCAGCCGTGTAGTAGTAAATCGAGTTACTGCGAGCACTAACGCCACAGCCGTGAACTTGAACGGTGCAGCGCAATCAACGGGCATTGGGACAGGTACGATTACGCCGAAAAGATATAGCGAATTATGGGTGTCTGCGCGTGCGACGTTCAACATCAGCGCGGGTGGCGCTCTGCGGCTTCGCGTCTATCGAACGACTGGCGCAATTCCCGCAAACGGTGCCGCACCGAACGGCGGTGATGCGATTGTGGGTGGCGATGACTTCGCCGGGCCTGCAACGGTGGCAGGCCAGAACACGAACGGCTCTCTGTCATGGATCGACAGCGGACTGAGCGCGAATCAGGCGTACCGCTATTACTTCGCGTTTGTGGGCACGAATGCTTTGGTGGGGAACCTTGTGAACACGTCTAGCTTGCAGGTGTCGGAGCTTTGATGGAAGTCCGAGCGGCCACCTTCCGCGATATGAAAAAGCTCAGCGACCTGTCCGTCTCGCTCGGCAATGTTCCGTTTATGTTGGGCCAGTGTTTGGCAAGCCTGCTCATCGAAGAAGATGAAATTGCGGGGTTCGCTGCCGTGCAATCTGCTTGGCACGCGGCGGGCTCGTGGGTCAAAGAAGAGCATCGCAAGCAAGGCCACACCTACGAACTGCGCAACTGCTTGGACACCGAACTGCGAAGGCTGGGGATTAAAGTTTATTTCGCCATTCCCGGCAATGACTTCGAGAAGACGCTGTTTGCGAAGTACGGCCACACAACGGAGCACACGGTACAGGTGAGGCACCTCTAGATGCCATTCGGCGGATTGCTCACAGCGGGAATCGGTGCGGCGGGTTCTATCTTCGGCGGACTCTTCGGCGCGAACGCAAGCTCCAAAGCCTCGCAGCAGTACATCGACGCTCTCAAGCAGGCGCAAGGCTCGCTCACCGACACCGAGAACAAAGGGCTTGCTAATTTCCAGCCTTACCTGTCCGCAGGCTCAGGCGCGACAGGGATGCTCTCGGACATGCTCAAGACTCCGGGGCAAGGGCTGCTGACGCCGTGGACGAACACCTTCCAAGCGCCAACGGCAGAGCAGGCCGCGCAGACGCCGGGTTACCAGTTCCAGTTAGAGCAAGGCAACAACGCAATTCAGAACTCTGCGGCGGCAAGGGGCGGATTGCTTTCAGGCGGCACCCTTGCGGATATGAACAAGTTCTCGCAGGGGTTGGCGAGTGAGAATTATCAGAACACGTTCAGCAATTCGCTCACGCAATATCAGAACGCTTACCAGTCCTTCCTCAACAACCAAAATAACACCTACTCGCGGCTCATGGGCCTCTCGAATAATGGCCTTAGCGCCTCGAACAGTGCGGGGAACCTCATCAGCGGAATCGGCGGCGACATAGCGAGCCTCTACGGACAGCAAGGCGCGGCACGAGCGCAGGGAACCATCGGCTCAGCTAACAGCCTCGTAGGAATGATTCCCGGACTCACCGGCAACCTCTCGGACATCCTCAACATACTCAAGGGCAACGGCGGCGGCAGCGGCGGACCTGGCAACGGTGATTTTGGCGGGGAGGTGACACACTAAAATGGCCTTCCAACTCCCAATAATGCCCAACTTCAATGTTCAGCAACCCCCGCCATTTGACCCACTGGCGCAGCGGCAGAAACAGGCCACTCTCAGCGGGATGCTCAGCGAGAATGCACTCCGCCAGCAGCTTGCTCCGCTTCAGGTGCAGGAGCAGCAGCAAAAGGTGCAGCAGGCCACCACACAGAACCAATTGCAACAGCTCGAACTGCAATCGCAGCAGGGAATTATTAAGGCATTCAGTAATCCTGACTTCGTAAAAAAGGTTTCGGCTACCGATACTACTGCGCCGGGCGGCGCGGGCTTTGATCCCGATGCCATGATTAATGAACTCACTACGAATTATGGCGTCCAACCGCAACAGGCGCAGGCCGTTGTTGACCACTACCTGAAACGCTCACAGACGCTGGCTGAAATTGCCAAAACGAACGCTCAGGCGGGAGAAGCGCAATCCGCGATGCGGGACAAAGGATACAAACTACTCGCCGACAAGATTGGCTCAGTCCTCGACACGCCAGCAGCAAAGGCCAAAGATGCCATGACCGCATTGGCTCAGGACCTGGTGAAGAATCAAAAATCCTATGCGGGCGTGCCGCAAGACGATTTGGCGCATATTTTTCAGGCCGCCACGGCGGGGGACATCGAAAAGTTACAGGCAGCGGCGGGAGGTATCGGACTCGACGCAAAAATCGCCGACTTCCACAAGTCGAAACAAGAAGCGGTAAATGCTACACCTGAAGGCGCGGCGGCGAAGTCATCGGCGGAGGCTAAAGCCAAACTCGCCGTGGAGGGCAGCCCAGAAGCGCTCGCATTGGCAGGGAATAAGGCGAAGATAGAGGCGAACGCCCGCCAGCAAGCCGCACAGGGCGATCCGAAAGTAGCAGGGAAGATGCTGGCCGATGGTTCGCTGACCCTTGCGGACCTCAAAACTCGCGGGACAACGCCTCAATTCATCGAGCAGGCGACGGCGGAAGCTCAGAAACTCGACCCGAAATACAATCCCGCAGATGAAATGATCGCCGAGCACGTTGCGAAGTCAGGAACGGCCAATCAGTTCTTCGGTTCGGCCAACTCTCTCATTACCAAAGGTGGAACGCTCGACCAACTGGAAGCGCAGGGTAAGAAGATCCCAGAGCACGACTTGCCGGTGCTTAACACGATTGATGATTGGCAGAAGGTCGCACGCGGCAAGGGGCCGCTGGCTGGATATGCAGCTACGGCGCTCGGTGTAGCTGACGATTACGGCAAGGTCATGGGCGGCGGGAATGCATCAGACCACGCCAGAGATGCGGCATTGCAGTTATTCGCCAAAGCTGCCAGTCCAGAACAGCGCGCCGATGCAATCCAGTCAACCCGCGATGCCGTTCAATCCCAGCGGGATTCGCGCATCGGGAACAATCAATTCATGAAGAGGCAGTATGGCGCCGAAGTGTCGAAGGGTGCTGGTGCGGAGGCAACGGGCCACGTCATTGCCATCGGTGACAAGAATTATCAATACAAAGGCTCAGGAGACACCGCAGACCTGAAGAACTATACGGAGGTCAAGAAGCCTTGAGTTTACCTCCTGGCGCAACTCTGCTAAGCGGGAAAGTGCCAATGCCGCTGCCACCTGGCGCAACGCTGGTTTCCGGTGGCGCGTCTACCGCACCAACGGCAAAGCCAGGCATGGGCGCAGCGGCTCTCGGCGACCCCAATGAAGACATCAGCACTGGGCCAGAAGGCTCAATGCCGCTCAATCGATTGATGTCTCCGGAATCGCAAAGGCAAGCCACCAAGGGCGGCCTTGGTTTTGCCTCGCTGATACCGCTAGCATTTGTTCCTGAAACTTGGCCGCTTATTGGCAAGATCGGCGCCGCGGCGGGCGTTGGTGCGGCCACTGGTGCGGCTCAAGGCGCTGTCGCCGAGCATCCATCGGGCCGAGACATCCTCAAGAACATGGGCGAGCAGGGAGCTTCATACGGAGGCGGGGAACTAACAGGTGGCCTTCTCCAAAAGGCGTTCGGGTTTCTGCGTAGTCTCAGGGGCGTCAAACAAGCGGCAGAGGCCAGCAAAGCAGAAGAGGCGGCGACATCGGCGGCGACATCGGCGGCGACCCCACCGAAAACAACCCCTGAAACCACGGGCACATTGGCCGAGATGGCGACCGCCCCCAGGCCCGCGACGACCGCACCAGCACCAACTTCAAAGCCAGCCGGGGACATCATCGGTGAGCGCCTCGGAATTCTGGACAAAGATCCACAAAGCTTAATTACCAGCGCCTTAAAGCCGGGCACGAATAACACCAAATGGGCGGCGGACGTGAAGCGGGCGTTTCCTGATCTAAAGGCCGCTGAATCGGAACTTGGACGGCCCATCAAGACGTTCGATGACGCTGAAGAGGCAATCAAGACAGCCAAAGCAAAGCTATGGTCTCAGTATGAAGCGAAACTGACCCAGGTAAAAGGGCTTGGCCCGAACGCGCCATCGCTTACGAACATTGACGGGAACCAAGTCGCTGACGCAATGATGAAGGCTATCGACCAGCGCACGACATTGCAAAACCCGGAATTGGTTAAGAAGATCACTAAGGTTGCCGACACCTACCGTCGCTCCATGTCAGTCGAGGAAGCAGAAGAGTTCCTGCAATCCGCGAATAATGAACTGAACTCCTATTACGCCAAAAACAAAGTAGGCCAGCAAGTCGCCGCGCGCGACCCAGAGACCGGGCACGTCGTTGCCGAGGCGAACACGCTGCGCCAAGCACTCTACTCCAAGCTTGACGAACTAACGGGCCCAGGCGCAGCCGATCTGAAGCAGCGATACGGCGCTCTTTCTAATTTCGATGATGTTCTGTCCAAGAGAAAGAATGTTTCCCTGAGACAGCAGCCACAAAGCATGGCCGAGCAAATCAGCAAGGCCAGAGCTTACGCGAAGATCGCGGTCGGAGTCGCCCGCGGCGACCCGTGGAGCGTTTATGAAGGCGTACAGCAAAGCGCCGCAGCAACTTGGCTCAAGGAGCGTCAGACTTCAGAGGCAATGATGGAGCGGGCTTTTGCGAATTGGGGCCGACCCGCCGCAGCACCCGCCCTAGTGGTTTCCGTGCCGAGAACTCCAGGATTAGGCCAAGCCGTAAGGTCCACGCAGGCTTCACAGGAGCAATGAACGTGCGAGAGCGAAGAAAGGCAATCGCGACAATGAGGATGAAGAGAATCACCCTGAGCATTGCAGTAATTTTGTTCCTCTGCGCCTCAGTAGGTCAAGCCCAAACCGTCAGCCCAATGGGCGGCATCGGAACGGTCCAAGTATTCGACAATACAGGGACTTTTGACGTTAATGCAGTGATTTATTTTTACCAAGCGGGCACTACTACCCAGCAGGCAACTTACACAGACAGCGGTGGGACAACGCAGAATCCCAACCCAATGCCCATCGGGTCGCGAGCGACCATCTGGCTTACCACGTCGGCGTTCTACAAAATAGTTTGGTGCCTGCAAAATGACGGTGCCTTCTGTGCTCCAGCGGATGTCTTGGCGAGCATTGACAACGTTCCGGGCGGCGCAACCTCTTCAGGGGGCGGCGGCAGCTCTCCCTTCACGGGAATCTTTATCAGCTCAAGTGCCAGTCCATCCACCAGCGGCATTTTGCGACTTGCATCTTCGGATTCTGTCTGCTGGCGCAACGCCTCAGGCTCGACAAACTTGTGCATCAGCAAGGACTCGAACGATCTGCTGACATGGGCGGGTGGGTCGCTAAAACTGCCAGAAGTCGGCGCACCAAGCGCGACGGCTGGTTTCGATGTGCTATGGGCCGACAATACCGCACACCGCTGGAAGATGGCGAACAATGGCGGGGGCGCCGTGCAGATCGTCGGTTCTGGCGTGGACATCAACACGTCAGACCAAGTGACGCAGCTACACTTCGGCGCGGCGGCTACACCGCTTTCAGGGACGGCACCGACTACGGGGCAGAACCTCCAGTGGAACGGTTCAGCCATTGTCGGGGTCACGCCTACCGCAGCGGCGACCGAGGCCACATTTGGCGGCGGCGATTCTCAATCAACTGGTGCTGGGAATCAGTGCGGAGGTGCCCCTGGCAACGCCTGTGGGTATGCCATTCTAGCTAATGCCCACACCCTTACGCGGTTCACGGTTCAGTTGAGCACTGCGCCTTCTGGATGCGCAACAAATGCTGTGGTCGGAGTAAGGGACATGACATCCAGTACGAATTTGACAAGTATTACTATCGTTGCGCAACCCGTAGGATTCCGACTCGATTCAGGAGCGATTTCCATTGCCATGACTGCCGGACATGAATTCGCCGCTGGTTTATTGACCGCAGCAGGTGGGTGCGGGACATTCCCGACTATCGGGAGCAGTACGGCTGTCTATCAGTGACCTTCGCCAAGGTCACAGCGGCAGCGAAGATGCTCAAGTTCATGCTCTACGGTGTGCCTAAGCAGCACGGTATCGTGAAGAGGCTTGGGACCAATGAAAATGCGTGATTCTTTCCAGTCGGTAGCGGCGGCGACAGTGAGAGGAAAATGGTGCGCACTCAAGAATCCAGACCAAGGCTTTTCCGCACAAACAACATACAGGTCGAAGGACGGCGCGGATTCTTCTGCGAAGGCGTTGACCGCTTCTTGCACGTCGGTTTGGGAGCACCCTTGCATCGGGTAAACATTGCGGGGCCGGGCCTGAACCGAAACCGCGCTCAGGAGCAGGACAGTGAATAGCAGGAGTTGTCTCATATGCATAGTCTGACACGTAGCAGACGCCTGTCAATCGAACGGGCATCGAAGGTGCTCATCCTGCTAGGGGTGTGCTTTTGGGCACAATCCACCTTTGGGCAGGGAGTCTCCGTAGGCCCCCGTACAGTCACCGCGACCGTCAATGGCCAGATGAGGCCCGTAGTAGCGACTGTGACCGTCTGCGCATCGGGAGCGGCTGGATTACCTTGCTCGCCAGCTCTTAGCAACGTACTTTTCAGCAATGCCGCGCTCACGCAACCTGTCTCGAATCCCACAACTACCGACGCCAACGGCAATTACACATTTTTTATCGCTCCGGGTAATTACACGCTTACAGAGACGGCAAGCGGGTTTAGCGGTTACAGCTACCAGACCTCCGTAACTTGCTCACCATCCTCCTGCACGGTCGGCACCCTTACCACTACTGGTGCGGCCAGCGTCGGCGGCACCTTGTCCGTGAGCGGGTTTTCTACCTTCAGCGGCGGAACAAGCCTTGGCCCGCGCTTTCAGCAATTCACCGCAAACGGAACCTTCACGATCCCGATAGGGGTAACCGCTGTCAAAGTGACGGTAGTTGCGGGCGGCGGCGCAGGCGGTGGCGCAACCAACGCCGCAAACACTGCTGGCGGCGGCGGCGGCTCTGGAGGGATGGGTATCAAATGGCTGAGTGGCCTCACTCCCGGAAACACCATTACCGTGACTGTCGGAGCGGGAGGGATTGCGGTAGCGGGTGCTAACGGTGGCAGCGGAGGCAACTCATCGGTAGCTTCTGGAACGCAAACCATAACTACAATCACGGCAAATGCTGGAACGTTCGGCTTCGGTGCGGGTGGTGCATTCGGAACGGGCGGTGCAGCGGGGGTAGGGGGCGATTTTAATGTCGCGGGAAGTCCTGGACTATTTCTGCCTCCCGCAACGAATGCCCTTGGCGGTCACGGTGCCGCTGGCCCATTTGGAGGTGCTGGTCAAGGCAGCGGTGGCTCGGCGGCTGGTGGTGTTGGAACGGCTCCTGGTGCCGGTGGCGGCGGCGCAGGCGGGGCAGGAGGCGCAGGCAATCTGGCTGGCGGCAACGGCGCAGCCGGCATCGTGATCTTCGAGTGGGTCAACTAAGCAAAATGAAAATTAAATCGCTGTTTCTCTCGCTGGTCCTGCTGGCGCTTGGCGGTAGCACATTTGGGCAGCAAGTGCTCAGCATCAGCCCTGCTGGTGAGCGGCGGAGTCAGCGTGTGGCTATCGCGTGGTCAGGCTGGGCGTGCTTGTCAGCTTCCTCTTGGCTGTTCCATGCATTGACTCGATAGATTTCAACCGCAGCGGCTTCTCGGCCTGCGTGCAAAGTCACTCCAACATCAGCGACCTGGAGTTCCAAATGCCCACCATCGGCAAAGCGCAAGACGGTTGGCCCAACGAATGTTTGGTAGCTAAGGCGGCAATGGGAGTTGGCGTACAGAATCTCCGTAACTTCATCATGCCGTACACGCGCCTGCTCAATGCATGGCGGGGGAACAATCCGCGTTGGCGGCATCTGGCATTTACCGGAGGCGAATATGCAGGCCAGTAAAAGTAGGGTATTCATGCTTTCTATTGTACTCCTTTTGTCAACGTGCGGCTGCGCAGCGCGAAAGGTCCACGACGGCAGCATAGGCGCTCCGCCAAACAACGAGCATCAGTGCTTCAACAATCACGAAAAATACAGGCCGCTGACGGGGCAATGCGAGAGGGAATGAGTTGACTGTCAAGCTCCCCGCTTGCGACCTCTGCGGGAAGCCCAGCTTTGTGCGCGGCGAGTTCTGGGGAATTGTGCTGAATATCTGTGCGCGTCATTTTGATGTATTCAAAAACGGCTGGGGAAAGCGAGATTGAGCACATGAGAAAACTTATTCTATTCCTGCTGCTGGCTAGCCCCTGCTTCGCGCAATCCACCAAGCTCCAGCTCGGTCTGTACTGGAGCAGCGGAGCGCAGATCACGAACGCCACAACGACGATTACGAACTCGAAAGGCACAGTCATTGCCAAAGCTCCCGGCTCGTGGCCGACAGTCTCAGCGAATCTGCCCGCAGACCTCTACACCATTACCGTGACGGTTCCTGCTATGAGTGATAAGCCAGCAGTGAATTGGTCCGTGACTCTGCCGCTCGCCTCCAGCGTAGCGGGCTTCGCCATAACGAGCCAATCCGTAAGGATTACGCTCGACTCCACAGGGCAGCACGGAACGTTGCAGGCCAGCGTAGGGGCGACGTTTTGAAGCGAGGCCCGCGCCCAAATGAAAAGCTGGCCCAGCGCGTGGAAGAACTGCTGCGTCAAGGCTACACCAACAAAGAGATGATGCACGCGCTGAACCTGTCACGAACGGGGGTCCATTACCACGTCGCCAAGCTGTTCAAGCAAGCGGGACTTTACGGCAATGACACGCGGCGCTTCATGGTTTGGCTGCTGCTCACTAAAAAATTAAACGGAGGCTCCCAGCCCCATGCCTGAATCCGACCGCGACATACTAATCGAACTGAGAACCAAGGTGGGCGAGATTCACCGCGACATGACGCAACCGGAAGGGCGCGTTCCAAAGCTGGAAGTGACGGTAGACGAACACTCCTCGCAGATCAATTCATTTGCTGGCGGCTTGAAAGTGGCGCTGTGGGTTATCGGCCTGGTCGGAACTCTTGTATTGGCGTTCGGCGGTGTATTGCTGGCGCATGTGCTCGGCGGCAAGCAGTGACCCCTTCTCGGCGGTTATGGGTGCTCGAGACGACCAACCAAGCCCTCGAGGCGAAGCACGTCCACGCGCGCATGGCGGCCTGTGAAGCGGCGCTCGAGAGCGACTATGGAACCTCTGCGCTTGCCCGGCTTGGCTTCAACCTTTTCGGCATGAAGCAGCACACGCACCCGGTCTATGGAACTTTGCCGCTGCCTACTCGAGAGTTCTTAAACGGTGAGTGGAAGCAGGAGATAGGGCAGTGGGTGAAGTACGAGAACCTCGAGGAATGCTTCGCCGATCGCATGGCAACGCTGATGCGGCTCAGGAGCGTGTACCCACACTATCAGGCCGCGCTCACGGCACCGGACCCGGAAACCTACATCGCGGAAGTCAGCAAGACGTGGAGCACGGACCCCGCTCGAGCAGCTAAGGTGCTGGCGATTTTCAACGAAGTTTTTCCGCAGGACTCGAGCGGAGACGTTCATTTTACCGACGCAACTTAAAGGAGAAACATGTTCCACAACTGGAAAACCACACTCGCAGGACTGCTCACCGCTGTCGGCAATGTCAGCGTCAATGGCGTGGGCTGGAAACAGTTACTCGTATCGGCTGGAATCGCGGTACTCGGTGCGTTGGCAAAAGACCACAGTTCTTAGCCTGGCGCTGCTCTGCTCAGGTTGTGCCTCGCACAAGCGGCCTGTCCACGGCGAAGTTGTCATCCCCAATTCCTGCATAGAGAAGCTGGAACCCACGGAGAAAACCTACTGTCACGGCCCGGACGGGCAGCACATCAAGTGCGATGGCGTGACGCTTACTCGGCAGGCGGGGTGCGAACGCTACGAAGTTAAGAAGGGCGCTTCTGCGCGAGGAAGGAAGTGAGGCCACTTGATAACAAACCTGAGTTTCTTTGTATTGGCGATCCTATCGTCTGCAAAGGCTCAGAATGGCGAGGCCCACTGAATGCCGCTAGGTGGGAGCCGCGAGCGTAGCGGCACTTTTCCCCTTGCGAATCGCCGTCCCAACCACCGAATACAGAAGTTTGTCGGCCCACTGCGGCGGCGCAATCTTGTACAGCTTGTAGGTCATATCGGAAATCGCCACTGAGCCGTCAACAAGGATTTTTGTAAGGGCGCGTTTGTACTTTTTCTCGCACTTGGCGCAGAACAATCTTTTCCTACGGGTCTTGGACTTGTCGCAAATCACGCATTTCATCGTGTAAAAGCTTATCTCTGTAAATCCCAAAACGAAAGGTAAAAAATGAAATATCTAGCAACGCTGTTTCTTGCATTGTTTGTTTCTGCTGTGGCGGTACAGGCCCAGACGGCTCCGGCCGTAAGCACCTTCAGCGTCTCCACCACGGCGGTTTCTCTGCCGGGCAACAAATCCAGTGTGGTCGGCTCGCTAGACGGCATAACGCTGGGGATCACGCAAAATCTGAGCTTGCGCCAAACGAACCTCATCTCGCCGGGGAACCTGACAGGCTTCTATGGCGGCTTCGACTACAACATCGCGCCATTCAGCAAATTGCTCAACAATCTGTCGCCACAGCTCAACGGCTACAATTTCCGGCTCGAGCTGACGGGCAGCGCGGGCGTTGACCGGGTATCGGACTCGAGCGGCACTGTCCACCAGCACTATTCCTTCCTTGGCGGCGGGCGGCTCACTTACGCGATCGGCGGTTCCAAGACCTATAGCCTGATTGGGGAGGCGCAATACGCCAAGCTGCCCGGCTACGCCAATAGCACGGTCATCGTGTCGCTCGGGCCGGTAATTCGTTTCTAATGGCCCTCTTTTCCGACTGGAAACGCGCCCTCTGGCGTGCCCCGCTGCACATCCTGATGAGTGCTCCGGTTGCCGCGGCATCCCTGATTGTTCCTCCCGCAGGGAAGGCATACATCGGGTGGCGCACCAAAGCAGAGCAGGACGACGAAGCGGCCAAGCGCGACACGCCCGAGAAAGCGCAAATAGACTTGTACACGCAAACGGCGCTAGTTCGGGGCGCGCTGCGCATTTACGGCATAAAACAGCCTTAGCCAAGTTCCTCGGCCAAGAGAAAGCGAGGAAAGCTGTCCATTATAGGGGAGCCTCTTTTTTAGTCAGCGGAGAGGCTCCTTTTCCTTTTCTACCAGCCGGAGGCCGTTTCAATCGCGGCGACCGCATCATTTCGCTGGAGTCGTGCTAGAATCACTGGATATGAAGCGTGATTGGATTACGCTCATCTTGCATATTTCGGCCATCGGCATCATGGTGCTATTCCTATTGAGCATCCTATTTGTAGGCCACTCAGCGCTGATTAAGCAAGTTTGGCCTCGCGCCCCGCAATCCCTCCTCAGCCCCTCCAAGCCAGCGTTAACCTTTTGAGCACAAAATTCTAACGTTCTAGTACTTTTTTGTTTGCGAATTCACTTGACAGCCGTATACGCGTGTCTCTACACTGTCCCCGTTATGAAACCTCAGGCCGATGTCGTACTTGCCGTTCGCGTGCCCCCAGCCCTCAAGCGCGAACTCATGCGTCTCGCTGCTGCTGATAAACGCTCCCTGTCCAACCTCGTAGAACTCCTGCTCACCGACGTTCTCAAGCAGAAAGCAGCGGCCTAACCTCATGACCACCCAGCCCTCCTACTTGACACAGCGTCCTATAAGGAATAACCAGTTTAGTTTCTGTAATTTACGCGCCTCACACCAAGCCTTAACTCCCGCCTCTGCAAGTTACCTGCTTACGCGCTACTCAACATATTACCGTAACTTTTCTACCCATTCGGAGGTGGCCTGTGGTTGAGCGCTGTCCCTCGTGCGGTTCCAACATTCACCATCCGCTCCATGCAAAGCGCCATGCCCGTTACCTAGAGCGCCACTTATTGGCCGTGATGCGCAAACAGGCTTCTTATGCCAAGACCAAATCACGGTGTCCTTATTGCGGAGCACGATGCGCCCGCAGGTGGGGAAGATTTCTCCGTGTCTGTGAAAATCACCGCGTTTTGCGGAATGCTGCCCGGAAGCGCTTCGAGAAGAGGGCCGCATGACTCAACTGGCCTTCCGCATCAGCGCGAACTCTTCAAACCTCAGCGTGGCTTGTTTGCCATCCGCTACGCCCCGCGCCAGCCGAATGAAATCCTCTCGGTTGTCCATCCAGTACCGCAGCGCTTCCGCTTTGGCTGTCAGCCAGCGAGCCTGCTGCATCTCGGCTTGGGCGCGTTTCCATGCTTGGGCTGCCAGGTCGAGCAAGGCCAATTCTTCCTGCTGTAAGGCTTGGTCAGACGATTCAATCAAGCGTTCCGGGCTAGGTAGCGAGTTCATTAGGTTCCCCCTGAGCGGCGCATTCTCTGTGCATGTAACAGGCCTGTAATTAGTACCGACGTACCAGGGTCAATAGGACTAACGGGGATTCTGTTGAAGAAGCCAATCCAATGCGCGACATGCGGCAAGGTCGGCAACGGCAACGGCTGGTTCTGGATTCGCAGGGATGGGCAGTTTTGCGTGGAGCGGCACAGCGGGGCACCTAAGCATCGGCGGTGGAGCGTTGTCTGTTCGATGGAGCACGCGATTTTGGAGTTGATTCGGTGGGATGACAGGAGAGTGTGATGAAGTTTGAGATTCGGAATCGCTGGTCGGGCGAAATAGTTTTTAGCGTTGAGGCTGACTCTTGGCGCGTAGCCATCGAGGCTGCTTACAAGGCAAAGGCGGACCTGTGCGGGGCGAACCTGTGCGAGGCGGACCTGCGCGGGGCGAACCTGCGCGGGGCGGACCTGCGCGGGGCGGACCTGTGCGGGGCAGACCTGCGCGGGGCGGACCTGTGCGGGGCGGACCTGTGCGGGGCGGACCTGCGCGGGGCGGACCTGCGCGAGGCGAAAAACCTTGAGCGGTTCCCAATCTCCATCCTCGGCCACAAGCACGGCCTGTTCACAACGATGGATGGCCACCTTGCTATCGGCTGCCATGTTCACAGCTTTGATGAGTGGACGCGCCATGCCGAGAAAATCGGAAGCGTCGAAGGCTACTCTTCGCTGGACGTAGAAATCTACAAGCTGCATATCCAGCACATTCAAAAAGTTTCGCAACTGCTGTGGAACGCCAAGAAGGAAGAAAAAGCAGAAGCGGTCAAGGCATAGGAGCACAGCGATGGGCGAGCCAATCCGTGTCGTAATCAGCTTGGACGAAGAGACGCAGCAGCGCCTTGCTCGCTGGCAGGAGCAATTCTCCATGCTGGTTGGCGACAACCGATCACGGCTGGTGCGACTCGCGCTCGAAACTCTGGACTGGCTGGGCTTCACACCGGACACGGTAATCGCTGCGATGAATCAGGCGCAACGAATAAAAGTTATTAACTTTGCACAAAGCCAATTTAATTTCCCTAGCGCCTCCATCACGCCCCAACAGCTAGGGCCAAAGCCGCCTGTGAGAGCAATCAATCCCACTACCCCTGGGAGCTCTCGCGGGCGGCGCCTCTCCGCCATTAAACGAGTGGCGGTTGTGGGCCAGGCCAAGGTCCATCGAACATGGGGCACCTCCCTTTCTGGGCACCTAAGCCCGTTCAATTCTAACAGTTATGCGAGGGTGGCATGAGCCGAACGATTGAGCGCAAGCTTTACAAGTTTCGCCATCCTGAATGGCTTCGCGCCAACAGGACGGAATACCAGCGCAAATGGAGGGAGCGCAATCCAGAGAAGCTCGCTGCCCATAAAGCGGTTTCCGTCGCTCTGTCCAAGGGGGTACTGCGCAGGCCTAGGGTTTGCTCACGGTGCAACGAGCCGTGCAAGCCACACGCGCATCATGCGGATTATTCCAAGCCCTTACAGGTGGAGTGGTTGTGCTGGGATTGTCACAACGTCGAACACGGCAATGCCCGCATCGGCCCAAAGGTTAGCCCGGCAGAACTCTACGACATAGTTGAGCAGGGGCAGACGGCGTGATTACCCTCCGCCTCATCCCCCTGCTTCTGTCTTGCGTCACGCTGATGCTGGCTACGGGCGCTTCTCTACGCGTTCCGTCTCACGCTATGCCGTGGACAATTCCGGCCTACCTCGCTGCGCAATGCCTGTGCGACCTCATTAACTTTCTGAATTTGCATCGGGCGCAGAACCATGAGCCGCAGTACGTGCGCTGCTTCGCTTTCCTCTTCGCGGCGGGAATGGTTTTAGGTATCGCGGTGACAGTGGTGCTCGTCCGTCCGGCTTTCCAAGGTGCATGGCTGTGGTTCAGCCTTGCGGCGGCGGCCTACTCCCTTTCTTGGGGAGCGGCAGTTCTGCACAACTTGAAGCCGGCTGGCTGGCTGTACGTCACCGTGGGCTATTCAGTGCTGATGCTGTGCTGCGGGACGCTGTGCGCATGGGCGGCGCTCGCCAATCTCCAACCCGCGCTCAAGATTGGCGCCATCGTTCTCGGGGTCCGCTGGCAGGCGCAAGCAGTGTTCGGCTTCGCCTACTCGCTCGGCATCACTAAAAATTTCTGGCTGTGGTTCAAGCTGAATCACTTGGTTCCGTCGCTCATCACGATTGTTTGCGCGCTGTGGCTGTGCATTTGGTACAGCGGCCTGCGAAGCGAGAGCGCGAAGCCCCTGTGGGCGGAAGTGCAACACGTCGAGGTGCGTCCATGACCCGCTTCCTCCGCTGTGGCCTTCTCTTAGCCGTGCTGCTGGCGTGGGCCGTGGATGCTTGGCTCAAGCCGGCGCCGAAGCCGCAACGCGAGGTGCCAGTCCTGTTCCCGCACCTTCGGCCACAGCACCGCGAGCGCAAGCCCAGCGACGAATGCAGCGACTACGCAGCGGAGAAGGCACACCCGAACTGGTTTGCTTGCCCGATTGACGAACAAAAAATGACGGAGATGTGAAGGGAGAAAAGCTATGAATAAGCCGAAACCAAAGAAAGTCAACTTTGAATTAATCGTCAACGAGGAAGGCGAGCCGTACAGGCTCCTCAGGGAGGTGCGCTCGCAATTCCACGAGGAACTGGAGGAGGCCAGAATAGCCCTTGCTTGGCGCAAGTCTCTGAAGGCCGATGTTGATGGCCGCTTGGTCCTCGGCAAATGCGTAAAGGCGTCAGACCTCCAGCGCGAACTTGCTGATTGGGATTTTGTAATCCTCCTGAATCAAGAGGTCTGGGTCAATAGCGAATTCACCGCAGATAAGAAAAGGGCTCTACTCGATCACGAATTGTGTCACGCCGCGCCCGTTGTGAATGAAGAAGACGAGCAGAAATTGGATGAAAGGGGGCGATTGGTTTGGCGCGTTCGCAAGCATGACATCGAAGAGTTCCAGGGAATCGTTGAGCGCCACGGCTGCTATAAGCGCGATTTGGAGCGTTTCGCGGAAGCCCTACTTAAATCCAAGGAAACCGCAAAGCTATTCGCTATTGGTGGCAGGCGCTAGAGGCGTGTCCGATTGACGAGCAGCAGATGAAGAGTTTTTGAGGAGAAAACGATGCGACTGACGTTGGAGGAGTTGAAGGCGATGAGTGACAGGGAACTGGGAAGTCACTGGTATACCGGAAAGTTCCCCTTCGATGTCATGGACCGATGCGGCGGATGCCTAGCCTCGCATAGCATTCGCACTTGCCGAGAGCACGGAGATATTTCCGCACCTCCGTTCATGGTCAGTTCTTCCAACGAGGAAGTTATAGGGGCCTATCTTAATCCGCACCTAGAAGAGTACTTGGCTGCGCGTCTCTTCCATGACTCGCTCTATCCGCAAGAGACGCCCACGCCACAAACCGAGCAGGCGGCCGCCGAAAGCGTTGCCAGCCCTGAGCTGGTCGCAAAAGGGGCGCATGGGAGAGATGTGAGATGAGCAACGAAGAGGTCGAAAAAATAGAAGCGTTCGTGGCAAGCGACTGGACGCCTGCAATTATCGCCATGCACGAACACGCGCTTAAATTTCACAAGACCGACCCCGGACAGGTTACGCGCTTCGCTGGCGAGAAGGTGCGCGTCCGGCTCAACGACGATGCTGACGCGGCATGGCGAGCGGAAAGACACCTGTTCATGGGCTGTGTAGCGCGAGGGCTGGAAGTTCACCCGGACGACGCGATGAGATTGTGGCCTGACCTGGCAGAGAACAACACGAACGTAACGATTTGCGAATGCGTTTTGCTGATGGATTGAGGGAGGCGAGCAATGGATAGGAACCAAGAGTACTTGGCGCACGGCAGCGGGGAGATCGAACCCGGCGAACACCCC